TAATCTTTAAAGGGCAGGTAGATGACACAGTAACATCTGATGAAAAAGATAAAAATCAAGAAATCGTAAAGTCAATGGCTAACAAAGCAATGAAGAATTAATGATAACTATCACCGAACTAGCCGCAAACAAAGTCAAACAGAATATAGAACGTAGAGGTAAAGGATTGGGTATCCAAATTGGTGTAAAAACCACTGGATGTTCTGGTCTTGCTTATGTTTTAGAATATGTAGATACGCGCCCCATTACTAGAGATTGGATAACATACGAACACTATGGACTCACTATATGGGTAAATGTTAGCAATATGCCATATGTCAATGGGCTACAAATGGATTGGGTTCGCAATGGACTCAATGAAGGATTCGAATTCGTCAATCCCAATGAAAAAGATCGCTGCGGCTGTGGCGAATCATTTAGAGTATAAATCTTGCTAAATCTTAAATTCAATTATAAATCTATCCCTAAAGAAACTGTTGGTGGTAAGCGTCTATATGCTACGCCAGATGGACAAAAGTTACCCTCAGTCACTACCATATTAGATGCTACTAAAAGTGAAGAAAGTAAAAAGGCGCTACAAAATTGGCGTAATGCAGTAGGACATGATAAAGCACAAGCGATTACTACAGAAGCAGCTAATCGTGGTACCCGAATGCATACTTACTTAGAAAATTACATCAAGACGGGTGAGCTAAAAGATCGAGGCACTAATCCTTTTTCTTGGCCCAGTCATGCTATGGCTCAAGTTGTTATTAATGAGGGACTAAAGAATGTAAATGAATTTTGGGGGATAGAAATCCCTCTATATTTCCCATCAATCTATGCAGGAACTACAGATGGAGTGGGTATTCATTTGGGTAATGAAAGCATACTTGACTACAAACAAACCAATAAGCCTAAAAAACGCGAATGGATCGATGATTATTTTACACAGTTATGTGCATATGCTGAAGCTCACAATGAGTTATATGGAACTAAAATTTCTAAGGGTGTAGTTCTAATGTGTGTCAAGCCCGAGATTGATGCTAATAATCAAATCATCACACCTCCTCAATACCAAGAATTCATATTAGAAGGTTCTGAATTTCAAAAATACTGTGATATTTGGTGGAAAAGAGTAGAGCGATATTACCAACAGTTTTTATAACTTTCCTATGATAAATAAGTGTAATTATCTCAGAGATTACACTTATGTCTATCATCCAAATCAGTAAAATACAGCAACGAGCAGGAAATCTAGTTGATCTTCCACAACTTGATAACGCACAGCTTGGTTGGGCTACCGACGCAAGAAGATTATTTATTGGTAGAACTGGTGGTACTTATGCTAACGAAAACATAGAAGTATTAACTTCTTACTCTAATATTAGCTTTAGTCAAATAACCGGTTCATATGGAACTAATGTAAATTTAACAAATGTACAAAATGGTCAAATACTAGGTATAGAAGCTATTGGATCCGATACTTATGTGGTTAACAAGGGCGGCGCAGCAGGTGGCTTAGTAACATTGGGTTCAGTAAGCAATGTAAAAATTACAGGCGGCGCGATTGGGTATGTTTTAGAAACCGATGGCACTGGTAATTTAAGCTGGACTCCCAAAGGTTATGTAGTAGCTAATATAAAAGCACTATCCAACGCCACTCCAATCATAATGACTGTGGCCAACACTACACCATTTACAAATGGCACCGATGTAACTATAACTGGCGTTGCTGGTGCCAATGCAAACACTATTGTTAATAGCAAAGTCTTTTATGTAAAGGTAGCCAATGATTATCCTACTTCAGGAAATGTAGCACTGTACACTAATTTTTCGTTGACCGTAGCTGCCGTTGGTACTAATTTAACCGCTACTCCAAATACAGGAACGGCAACTTTTCTAGTAGCGTCAGGTGGCGGAAGTTCTAAAGCAAGCGGATCACAAGGTTCGGTACAATTTAATAATGGCGGAATTATAGATGGTTCTTCTAATTTAGTACTAACTGGTACTAATTTAGCCTTGGCAGGTACATTTACCGCAAGTAATATTTTTGCTAACTCAGGTACAATTACTACTGGTAATTTAATAACTACTGGAATAGTCAGTACAGCCGGTAATATAACAGGTGGTAATTTAATTGGTATATTTGCAAATGGCACTAGTACCATAAGAATCCCAACAGCTAATGGCAATATCAATATGGGAGCCGCAGGTAATACTACAGTGTTAGTAGTTACTGGAACAGGAGCTAACATAAATGGCACACTAGATGCTACCGGAACTGCAACAGCAAACTATTTCACAGCAGCAAACAGTTTAAATGGATATTTTTTAGCTAATGCTGGTACTCAGGTAGGAAAAGTATATGAAAATAGTAACATCATTAAGGTAGAGGCAATGGCTTCAACATATGGTGTAGCACTAGCATCTAATGGAACAATGAGGTTACAGTTTGATGCTAATGGTTATGGTGGGGTAGGCGGAACCGGCACCACAGGTTATGCTCTAAGAATAGCAAAACAAACCACCGGTGCTACTACTGCCGGGTCATTATTAATAAATCCAACAGTGCAATCAGATGTAACTGCATTGGCAACAGGAATTAGAACTTCAATTAGTACAGCAGCAAATGCGACCCCTTACACTATCACTAACTTAGCAGGATCTGCAACATATGGCGGCACTATTGGTGCAAATACTACAGTTACTAATCAATTTGCTTATTATGTAGACTCTACTATGACAGGAGCTACAAATAACTACGCTTTCTATAGTGGGCTAGCAGCTAATACCGGTACTTATAATTTATATATGAACGGTTCTGCTAATAACTATATGGCAGGTAGTTTAGGTATCGGAAGTACCAGTTTAAGCGCAATAAACATGCGAGTTTCAAAATCATTGACTGGTGGAACTACCGCGTTTAACTTTGTATCTGATGGAACAATTGGTTCCGACGTTACAACAAATGCAGTTCTTAATCGTGTGGTTGGTATAACTCAAGCGGCTACATTCACACTAACTAATCTAATTTACAACCAAGCAGTACAAGGTACTTTTGGGGCGGGCAGTAATGTAACAACTCAATCAGGATTCGTTGCGGACAATACACTTACAGGTGCTACAAATAATTATGGTTTCCGCGGTTCAATCGGTGCCGGCGCTAATCGCTTCAACTTATACATGGATGGTAGTGCTAATAACTACATGTCAGGTAACCTTGGCATTGGCACTACTACTCCGGCAGTTGCACTACATGTAAAACAAAATGCTGGTTCATTAAATCTTGAAGGTACTGATCAAGCATTCATGCAATTTTATCCTCGAGGTAACACTACCCGATATGCATGGATTGGATTTGGTCAGGCAGCTGGTACTAATAACTTTACTATCACAAATACTGATAATGGTCAGCTACAGTTGATAGGTGGTAATTCTAATGTTATTATAAATCCAAACGCTAACGTGGCGATTAGTTCAACCGGTACTGCAAACGTAGTAGTAGTAACTAGCACCGGTGCTAATGTAACAGGCACTCTAAGTGTATCTGGTAATGCTAATGTTAGTAATATCGGCGCAACTAATGGTGTCTTTACCAATGTGTCAGGAAATGGTTCAGCATTAACTGGTATCTCGTCTGGCAATATATCGGGTCAGGTAGCAAATGCATTAGTTTCAGGAACAGTTTATACAAATACACAGCCTAATATTACAAGTGTAGGTACGCTAACAACTCTAAGTGTTTCTGGTAATGCTAATATTGGTAATATTGGTACAGGTAATATCACTGCTGGTAATATAACATTGGCAAACGCTTCAATTATCCGTGCCAATAACATGCAATTAACAACTGGCGCGAATACTAACCCAGGAAACATTACTGGTAATTGGACGCTAACAACAGGTTCTAGATTACAAGCAACCTATGCTGACTTAGCAGAATATTACGAAGCTGATGCAGTATATAGTCCTGGCACAGTACTTGAATTTGGCGGGGATAAAGAAGTTACTCTCGCGCAAAATGAAACAACAAGAGTTGCAGGAGTAGTATCAACTAACCCTGCATACGCAATGAATTCAAATTGTCAAGGCATAGCAGTGGCTATTGCTTTACAAGGGCGTGTACCAACTAAAGTATATGGTAAAGTACGCAAAGGTGACATGATGGTTAGTGCAGGCAACGGATCTGCTAAATCTTGGAGCACTCCTGTAATGGGAACAGTTATCGGTAAAGCATTAGAAAACTTTGACGGGATCGAAGGCGTTATTGAAATCGCCATCGGCAGACTATAAGAATAAATACAATAATAGGAATTTTAAAATGGCATCATACGCATATACAGCAAGCTCATCAGTAGCAGCATCAGCAAATATTGCTACGGATAAAGTACAAATAGCGACTACAAGTAGTCCTATTCAATACACAACTAGTTTTCCAAATGTAGCACTAACTGGAACAATAACTGCTGCCACTAACAGTGCAACCATAACAGGTTCAGGTACTGCTTTTCTATCACAGTTAAATGTTGGGGCATGGATCGGCAACACCACAGGCGCCACAATAGGTATCATACAATCAATTGGTAACAATACAAGTTGCACACTGACTGCTAATGCCGCAGTGGCTGTTGGTGGTGGAACAGCAAGATATAATCCATATGGTGTTCCATATACGGTAGCTAATACTAATTCAACCATTATTCCTGCTAATACAATTAAAAATAGTATTATCGTGGGTCAAGGTAATATTGTATCATTCTTAGAAGTAACTGGAGTAACATCAGCACCTTTTACTATAACAGAATTGGGAATGCCACATGCTAATACAGGTACTACTGGTGTATTACCTACCCCAAATCTAGGTGGACCTACAACTTAATTTTATCCACTTAAGATAAATAGTTCTATACATTCTCATAGGGAGAATTTATGCAGTACCCACTGCGTAGCGGCTAGAACCCGTAAATACATTTAAGGAAAACAAATGGGACGTCCTCTAAAAATAGCAAAGGCTCAAGCAGTCTTAACAATCACTGATACAGCACAAACAGGCAGTATCGTTACAGTATCAAACAATTTAACTACTTCACCAACAGTTGGTGTAATAGCAGGTATGCCATTTCAAGTAGCCGCCAATGTTGGTGGTTTAACAACAGGTACAATATATTATATTAACTCAATATTAACAAACACTACCTTTGATGTCTCGGCTACTCAGCTAAGTGTTCAACCGCAAGTTATGGCTACTATGACTGATGCTAATAGTCAATCAGTAAAAGCCACAGTTAATATCGTAGATTATGGTTTCAATAACCCAGACAATTCTAATACTTCTGCACCAACTGGTTCTAACGCTTCATTTGGTGTTGTAGGTGGTAATACTACAATCGTTGGCCCACAAACAACTATCACAGTTGCTATTGGTCGTAGTGGCGCAGGCGTAATTTACGGTGACACTGGTAATTTGAATATTTATGGTGCAGGTACAGATTTTGCTAACACTCTATCAGTTGGATCTGCTGTTCAAGTTGCTGTTCCAAATGGCCCAGGTTTCACTACAGACACTAACATTGGTTTCGTTGGTACAAATACAGGTTATATCACTGTTGCAGTGGCTAATACAAATGCTACAGGTAATGTTATCCGTACTTCAGGTAATGCTCAAACACTATTCGTTGGCGCACCAGTAGTATTCGATGCGAGTACAGGCGGATTAGCAGCAAACACAGTATATTTCGTTGATACAATTGCTAACGCTAGTGCATTTACAGTAGCTACAACTCAATATGGTCCACAGAAAGCAGTTATTACTGGTACTACACCATCAAATGCTACTATAGATGTAACAGTATTAGTTGCTACTCCACCAGCAGACTTTGCAGGCGCCGCATATGTTTATGCAAATGACGAAACAGGTTATATTGTTCGTCAAAAAGGCAAGCATAAGTACCTAGCTACAGGACTAACAACTGGTTTAACAGCACCTTGCTATACAGCTAATGTAACAACTTCAGCACTAACACCAAATACACTAAGTATTGTTGCTACTTATGCAAACGCTAGCACTGCATTTGTTTCAAGTCTAAATGATTATCAAACTGAAGTGTTCCCAGCACAAGTTGCTGCAGGCTCGCTAGCAGTAGGTACAACTTATACAATATACAGCACTGGTACAACAGATTGGTCAGCATGTGGTGCAGCATCTAATATGACAGGTGTTTCATTCGTTGCTACTGCTGCAGGATCTGGTACAGGTACTGCTATTGTATATAGTGCTAACCCTGATGTAATTTCATCATTTAACACTGCATACGCTGCCAATACATACCCAGGACAGCCTAACCCAGTAGTAACAATTAGCAACGCATAAAAATGAATAATCGAGTTACTATGACCGCTGCTCAAAAAACAGATACCGACATTGCAGTTTTACAAGTGCAAGTCGGTAATGTTGAAGAAAAAGTAGCAGAGATTAAGGTAGATTTGAAGGAACTGCATGATTGTGTAGACCGTCATGCAGAGTCCTATCAAGCCTTGATTAAAGAATACCATGAGCAAAATGTAGCAGAACATAAGTCTCTATCTAGTAAGATTTCAGTTCTAGAAAAATGGCGCTGGATGATTATGGGAGCAGGTGTAGTGTTAGGATCTATGGGATTTGATACTATATCTAAGTTGTTTAAATAAAAAAGCCGCACTAAGCGGCTTTTTTTGTAAGTGCGTGTAGCTTATCTCTAACTACATCAAAATTAACAGTACTAAATAAGCCAGGATGCAGTGGTTTAGGATACTGATTTTCTTCTACCCAAGCATATCCACAGTGTTCATCGTTTAGTGTGGGTATAAATTCTTGATCAACTTCACAGAAAAATGTGTGATAAACAAATGAGTTATTGACAAATTTTTGTATGGGAACTAATTTTGCTCGATCAGGGAAATAACCTATCTCTTCTAAGCACTCACGCTCTATACCTTCAAGTAGAGTTTCATCACTTTCTATTTTGCCACCAGGAATACCCCAGTTACTGGGGTGCTTGTTATCAGTTCTAAGTAAGTAAAGATATCTTTTATTATCTAGTGAGTAAAAAAAGACACCTGCGGAAATAATATTCATACTAACATTTATCTAAAATCAAATGACGATAGAATAATCTCCTTGAGAATACCATCCTTCATATGACTTCATCCAAACACCATCTGTGTATCTGTACTGTAAATTAGTAGTTAAATTGGTAACATATTGAACATCAGTATCTTGAGTAGAATCAAAGCTAACAAACCATCCACCCTGAGAAGTTTGATACTCGATAATATCATTGGCATTGGCTACTAAATTACCCCAAGCTACTGTGGGACTACCTGGAGATCCAATCGATTCTACTATTAAATACCTTCTGCCATTCGTAGGTCCTGGCAATCCTGCATTAGGTCCTGCTACTAAAGGATTGATAATACTGGTAATAGGTTGAAGAGTATTTTGTGGTAGCGTATCAGTATCGATGTTATAAATTAATAATCTATCATCAAGTGGGTCAAGTGCAATAGTACCTACGATTTCAGTATCCATGTAGGGATTTTGTAACCAAATTTGACTAATGCCAGGTCTAATAACACCATACACATTTAATAGTGCTGACCAATATAAATCAGTATCAGGCATATTTGGTAGTGTAGTATCTAAATTAGATGGATCAAAGTTTTGATTGCCTGGAAGTAATTGTAGCGTATTACCAACCAACAACAGATTATATCCATATGGTGTTATTTTTTGTCGAGTACCTAATAATAAATCTTCATCTTGTATATCAGCAAGAGCGTGCCCCCTGTAGATAGAAGCAATAATTTTTTCAATAACACCAAACTTTTTAAGTTTAGCAGGAGTGCTAATCCATATAGGCATGTAAAATTTCCAACTAAACACATCGATTGGATTACCTGATCCTTGTGGTATAGAACGTGAAGTCCAAGTAATTCCATCCTGATATACTACTGACAGAGAAGTCCAATCAATAAAGTTATCAGTGCTTTGTATCTCTAGTGAGGGATTAAACAGTGTACCTAATTGCTCTACAAATTCTAATTTTTGATTGATATTAGTTGTCCATAACTCTAGTGTGATTCGTAGAGTGTATGGCACGGGCATTAACCGCTCTACATTAAATGCTTGCCCCTGTACCTGTTCATATGATTGAGTGTCGCTATTATATGCACGTTGTCTAACATTCATTTTGTCTACAAAGGTTGGATCTTGTGTTCTACGCTGATCATACTCTAGACCACTAATATAATAAGTTAATAAAGGTGCACTGGGTAGATTACTAGCACTGTTATTAGCAATAATGGTAGCTGCTTGGCGGCTACTGTCCCCATACATTATAGGTATGCGAAGCAATATAGGATTACCTGCAGGATCTTTTCCCTTAGTCACTTGCCACATAGAGAACACCTTAGCAAATTGTATTAAAAATCTGCGGATTTGTTGATCATAGAAAAATTGTGCCAATTTTTATCCTTTATGGTTTAGGCGGAAGATTGTCTGGGGCAATGGTTAATATAGTAGACAGAGCTTGCTTTTCTGGTATCACTGTCCCTGTAGTACTCATAAATGTATTGCTATTATTTATGAAGGTAGATAGTAGTGCTTTATCTTCTTCAGTGAAGCCAGTGCCTGTTCTAACATTAGAAGATATTCTAATCCATAAGTCGCCGTTCCATCGATACAATACTTGAGGTAAGTAATCAATTCGTAAGAAGTAATCCCCAATTTTGGGATTCTGAGGGAATGCGATACCAACTCCAGTAGGCACGCCATTTGGCGCTGCTTGCGTTCCAGTTAAATAACCAGATAAGTAACCAAAGCTTCTTGGTGTTGATCTAGCAATGAATTGGAATCTAGGATCGCAATCTGCTCTAAAGTCCATCCAAGGCTGAATAGTATCAGTAAAGCCTGGTAGTTCTGGATTCTGATCTGCTGTTGAATAAGTATTATCCGCTGTACCATATGGACCGGTTATCATTCCCATACTGCGTATAGCAACTACACCTGTACCTGATACTGCACCTGACCCAGTGTCTGTTACGGTAGCTGGCAATACTAGCGACTCTAGCGTTAGTGTGGAATAATCTGAAATAATATTCATATCAGCGTCTACTGTCATATCCCAAATACTTTTTGCTGCTGCTTTGGGCAACCTAATAACAGGACTAGGCTTTGCATACCCGGGTGTAGTAATCATTGTTACTCTACCCACAGCAGGCGCACCAGTAGCCACAACTATATTAGTAGGTGGCGCAGGTTGATCTAGCTTATCTGAGTCTATGCCATATGTAGGTACAACATAAAGATTTTGATTGTCGTACCCGCTAAGTGGTAATAATCTTTTAGCTTCCTCAAGAGCCGCATTATTGATTGCAATGTTCTTGTTATAAGTAGAAATAATGTCTGCAAGATTTCGATTCGTATCAACCTCCCAATATTCAGGATCAGGCGGATTAGTGCCAGGTGGAACTGGTTTTTTAGAAATATAGTTTGTACCACCGTATGTAATTACATACCCCTCAGGATATGGTTTATCTTTGTCCCATAGGCCAAGAAAATTATCTTGGTTAATAGGCTCATTTAATATCTGACTAAATTCTTCAGTGTTTACTAGTGGCTCGCACTTAATACGCCATAAGTGAGGATACCAAGTTTGACTAAACCCTTCGCTAGCAAAATTACCATCAGTGATTTGATAA